CCACCCGTTTTGCGGGTAGGAGCATCATGGTGCTTCTTGGCGATATCAGTCTTCTGAAGCCGCCCTTCACCCGAAGCAGCACCTGCTTCCATATCCTTGTAGGACGAGGCCACCTTCGTGATGCGCCCACCAGCCTTACGACCCGGAGGCATAGGCGGCATGCCGCCACCCATCGGAGGAGCACCGCCAACAGCGCCCATCGGCGGGGGCGGAGGGGGCATCGGAGCACCCATGGCGCCGCCAGCGGGAGGCATCGGCACAGGAAGGATCCCGCCCGGACCGCCATCGGTTGGAGCCGGAGGCATACCGGGCTCCTTACGGCCACCCGCAGCAATCATGATGTTGATGTGTGTCTTGCCCTTGGCGTGGCGCGTGCGACCGCCGGCCTTACGCTCTGCGCGACCGCCCTTCTTGCGCCCAGCAGCACGATCGGCGGCGGAGTAGCCCTCTTCGCGATCGTAGCTCTGCTTTTGAGCCTTGCTGAAGCTCATCGGCTTCTCGGTCACTTTGGCGCCTTCCGACTCAATGCCCTCTTTGGGGGACGGAAGTTTGCCGCCGGTATAGCCGCCATCCTCATACTTTGTGCGGCCACCCTTCTTGTAATGGCCGGCAGCTCCACGCTTCGGACGCGGGTCGATCTTGCCAAGAGCCTGCTTGTCGTAGACGCCGCCGCCGTCCTTGCGATTGGCAAGGTTGGCCATCATGGCGCCCTTCATCTGCTCATTCGTGTCGCGCTCTTCGTCACGACCGCCGCGCTCAGCAGCCCGAAGCAGGCCATAGGCAGGGCTCAGCTTCTCCATGACGCCGCCAATATTCTTTTTGGCGCGACCACCCGTCTTCATGCCGCCGATGTGCTTCTTGCCCTCGCGCTGCTCGTTGGCGGCCTTCATATTCTTATTGGCCATGCCGACGCCGATCTCCTTCTCGACGGCGCGACCACCGGACTTCCGCGGCTTACGATCGGCGCGGGCCTTGGTGGCGGCGCCACCTGCCTTGTATTCCCGAGCCTTGCCAACCGGGCGCATGCCGGTCTTGACGTCGGCGTTCAGCGGCTCTGCCGGAGACCAGTCAGAGGAGTCGACCTTCTGGTCCTTCTCGCCCGCAAGCATGCGAGCTTTTGCTTTCATTTTGTCTCGGGAAGACTTGGCCAATGCATACATCTTATTTCTCCAGCCGGATTTCGGGGCGTCCCCCGTTCGCCGTTAGCGGCGAAGCCCGGATACTACATCAAGCGCCTTGTTTACGATAGCCCCGCCCTGCTCATAGGCCGGCAAGCCCTTGAGAATAGCGGCTCTGAGCTTCGGAGTGATCTCGAGGGAGTGAAGCTTTTTGTGAACATCTATATCTTCGTCGTCCTTATCCGCGACGACTATCGTGTGTCCGTTCATTTGAATTTTGGCGTCAGGGTCCAATTTGCTTACAAGCTTTTGCAGACGATTGGGAACGAAACGGTCATAGAAGTTTTTCATTCCTTCGCCGCCGACAGATATGTCCTGCCCACGAAGATGGTGCGTGGCCATGTTACCGGCGATCTCCGGCTCCTGATCAAGAAGCCTCTTTGCAGCTTCCTTGCCGATGTATTTGTGAAGATCTTCTTTCTCGACCTTCTCGCCGACAGCCTCTGACCCGTCATGCGTAAGCGCGCTCAGGATTTTATTATCCGGCGACCACATGATGTGCTTGACCTGATTGCTCAGGTCGTAACGCTCCGCCTGTTCATTGCCGGGTGTCCAGATAAGCTTTTTGTATCCGCCCTTTGCTGCTTCAAGTAAAGCGCGCTTTAGGGCGAGGTCAGTCCAACCTTCGTTGGATGTGACGTGTGGGCCTTGAGGTATTCCTTTTTGTTTTCTCTTTAGCTGTTCATAAAAATAATCTAGCCTTTGATTTTCCTCTGGGGTCCGAACAGAGTCTGGCGTTGAATTAAGGCGCTTAAACTCTGCGCTTTCACTTTCGTCTAATCCTGCCTTTTCTCCTGGCTCAACAAAACCTTCATCCCTGCCCTCTTGCCCCCAGTCGCTCTGCATTTCTTCTATATGCAGGGTCTTGCCCCAATCGCGGTCGGACATGCGGAGATGAAGGACGCGATTTATATCGGCGCCCTTACCCATCTGATGTTCAATTGGGACCGGGTGCGATAAACTCTCTGTTTCAGGCAAGTTAATAGATATTTCCCGATAGTTCTCTCCATCAGGAAGCGTATATTCTTTATATCTTGCCGCATTCTCTCTGCGCCACGAACGATTGTAAGATTGCTCTATTTCATCCTTCATGGCCTCTGCTTCGTCTCTCCGACCATTGAAGATTAAAGACTGTCTTTTTGCGGCCAATTTATTTGAAAGATCCACGGGATCATATTTCACCGTCTCCTGAAGCTGCGGCAAATTCTCCTGAAAATGCCGCGCAACTTCCTTCGGATCCACGCTCCCCTTGCCAGTAAATGCGTCTCTAACGCCAGACCAATCAAGCTCCTCCGCTTTGACATTGGGCGATCCCTTAACCTTGTTCAGGATCTGGTCGATCGGCGCACGCTGGGGTATTTTGCTGGCCGCCTCAGCCGCAGCGCTGTAAAAACCCATCGGCGAAAGACTGCGAGCCGTCGAAACAGCTGCCTCGACCGGATCGCCTCCGACGGCGCTTCGAGCCACATCCAAAGCCTGATCGTCAGGATTATCAACCTGACCACCATCAGCGCGAGAAACACCGCGATGGACAAAAGGGGCGGCAGCATAAGACCATAATATCAGCCGCCGCGCGAAATCCTCAGCATTTTCTTCCGTTAGCTTCGGGCCGGCAATGGCGCCGCCGTAGGCTTTGGCTACTTTTTCTGAGTCGTCGGGTTGTGGTGTTTTTCGCTTTTTTCGTGCTGCGTCGAAGTGTCCTTCGAGCTCTTTTTCGAGTCCTTCACGAATGCCAGCGAGTGAGGCTGCGCGATCTGATCCGACGAGGTCGACCAGCCTTTCCATGTAACCTTTGCCATCTTTATTCTCCGTCCAGTCGTTACGAGCCTTTGTGATTTCAGCCTCATGGCCCATCATATCAATATCTAATCCAAGGTCTTTTATGGCTCCATGGATTGGACTTCCTTCGGAAACAGCATTCTCAATTTTTTCTTTTGTTTTTTGACCGCCTTTGTCGATCAAAGCACGAATGCCGACTTCTCCGCCTGGGAGTGTAATAGGCTGAAAGCCTTTAAACAAGCCAGTATCGTCAGCCTCCATGATCTTTGACCAAAAATCCTGAAGATACTCTTTGCTTGCAAGATCATTTCCGTTTTTCTGAATAAAATCAACAGCAAATCCTTTTGGATTTGTTGTCATTGGCTTCACGCGATTGTGCCATACTTCCGTTTGGTTTAGGAGATAGCCAAGAGCGTTAGCCGCTATATCCGCCCCCTCATGTGTAGCCTGAGCTTGCCCGACCGCAGCAGGGTTTTGATATTGCTCCCACGCGCCTGTTCCGTGAACAAGACTATGAACATCAATTCCGGCTAGTTTTGACGCATGGCTCATGGCCGAATCGGCGACCTTGGAAGTTATTTCAGCCTTTTCCTCCGGAGACAATTCAGCAAACTTATCGCCGTATTTCTCCTCCCAAGGGGATCCGGCGCCAGGATCGATCTCATAGCTGATTCGACGCATATTGCGATCAAGGCCAGACCCAACGTCTTCCTCAGCATTGCGCGTGAGCTTGGTCATGCCCATCCAACCAACAGCCTGAACTTCCGCAGGAGTCCAATTATCGCGGCCTTTCCATTTCATTTTATTCAAATGATCCGTTAGTCCGCGACCCCATGCCGCACGGTTTTCATAGGCCGCCTCTGTTGGCGTTCCGGTAAGGTCAACCTTTAATTTTCCAAGATCTTCCTTGTTGTATCCAAGCCTATCAAGATGATTAAGGAGCTCTTGATCAACCATTCCCGTATCGCGTGCAGTGTGGACGTCGACGACAAACGGCTTCCCGCCATCAGGATGATTCGCCATCCACGAACGAACGGGCTTTCCTTCTGCTGCATCAACAAAGTCCGCAATTTTCTGCCCAACTCCGCCAGCAATTGGCTTGTCCTGAAGGACCGCTCTGATCGCTTCAGTCGGATTCGGCATACCGCCAGCGCGCCAAAGATGTTCCGGCACGCCTCTGGCTATTTGCTCTTTTTGTAGTAACACATTTTGTTGAGCGCCAGCCGGAGAAACATTCTGCTGACCTACAAGCCAAGCGCGCATTTGTTTTTTTGCTTGATCTTCGCCAGGGTAATACTGCCTGAATGTATTATATATTCTACCATACCAATCAGCCGCCTGATGTATCTCGTCATCATTTAATATTTGATTGTGCCGATTTACCCAATCTTCATAATTCAGCTTTCCAGAGACAAAATCTGGCAGACCTTTTGGAGCACGAACGATAGTTCTGGCATTAACCGGATCGCCAGCAACTTCCTCGCTTTGAGCTGATTTTTGATCTCTTCTGAGCTTTTTGTGCAGGCGTCCAAAAGAGTCAGCGTCAGGAAACTGCAATCCAGTGTTTTTATATTTTGCAATAATTGACGCAGCAGCATTATTTGGAGTTTTGTAGGAAACCCCTTTTGGCGTCGGTATATCCACTTGTGAAGTGGATATCTCGTTAATTCCACCCTCAGCCGAAGGGGCCGAGGGCATCATAGGGCGCGGCGTCATATCCGGCGCCTCCATCCCCGAAACATCCTGTGCGGTCTGCACCGCCCTTGTCACCGGATCCTCATCGGGCGCGCCGCCTGCAGCGTATCCCATCGCGCGCATCAGGAACATCATCTGAAGGGGATCCATCCCACCCCCGCCAGACGGCGCGGCCTGCGGGGCTTTCACCGGCTCTGGCGCTGGCTTTGGCGGCTCGTATCCATACACATACGGCGTCGGATAACCGCCCTCAAAGGACTGAACATATTCACTCGGCGCAACCCACGACGGGCGGTTCGGCTCATATCCCTGAGCCCGCGCAGCGCCGGTGTAGGCATAGTCAGAAACGACCGGAGCCTGTTGCGCCGGCGCCTGTTGGCTCTGGATCTGCTGAACAAACCGGCTGATGTCAGGACGACCCGCCGGCATGCCGCCATCGGCCATTACCTGACGACCGACATGCGGCAGGTAATGCGTCGGATAGTCGTCTTCGAGGACGTGGCCGCCATGCGCCATACCCGGCATGCCCTGCCTGACTTCCATCGTCGGGGATAGTTCCGACGTCTGCGTCTTCAATCGATCATTGATGATGTCGAGGGCGCGGTCGATGATCTTAGACATTAGGGGCGTTCCTGTCCTTGGCGAGATCCTGAAGGAGCCTCGCTATAACCTCATCCTCACGCATTTTGCGGTCTTCCCGCCGATGATGCGCGTCAAGCATGCGATCGGCCTCGCGGTGATCAGACTCGACGCCCATCTTCTGAGCCTGCATCTCCGCGCTCATGCGCCGCGTCTCGGCGTCCATCATCTTTGCCTGAGCATCAACCTGTTTTATGGGATCCAATGATCCCTTGCTCTGAACCTCTTCAACTTTAGCCTGAGCAAGAAGGCGCCTTGTTTCTGCATCCATAAGGCGCGCCTGGGCCTCAGACTGCGAATCCGCAATTGACGCTTGAGCAACGGCAGATTTCGCATCGGCCTCCTGCTTAAGGATCTTGAGCTCTTCCATCGCCCTCTGCATCTCAGGCGGGATCTGCTGATGCTGCTCAGGCGGGACGAAGAACTGTTCCGGGTTATTCCAGCCGATCGACTTCAGGGCGGCGAGGTCGACCGCCTTCGGATCATAGAGCGCCGGGCTGGCCTGTTGAAGCTGTTTAAGCGCCATGATCTTCATAACGCGCTGGGTGTGACTTGCGGTATTCGGGTCGGCCTGCGGGACGAGCTCGCAGTCGTTCAGAGCCTGCATCAGCTTCTGTTCGTTCCAGTCTACCGTAGGCTTTCGGCAGCGGTTCCAGAAGCTGTCCGGATGCTCGCGGAAGCAGCGGACAAGAAGCTGGAACTCCTCAGCCTGCGACGCATGAATGCGCTTGTGGACGGCGTTAAGGATCTTGGTGGCCTGATCAATCAGCGCCAGCGTCGTGCCCACCGGCGCGTCCTGCCGGCCCTCGCCGACCTGCAGCTCGCTGGTTCCGCCGACGCGCTGCCCCGTCTCGACGATGTTCGTGACGAGGTTCATCAAGGCGGGCCCCGGCTCCTTGTATGGAAGCGGCATGACAGCCTGACTGATCGGAACGCCACCAGTCTTGATCAACGCCCCGCCGCCAGGAGGCACGCGGAAAATGTTTGTATTCTGCCGTGCTCCCGTATCAGCCATCAGGAAGCCGGGGAAGTTCGCATACATGCCGGCGTCGAGCATCTCACGCCAAGCGGCCGTCACGGCATTCGTCGTGTTCCCGAGAATGTGCAGCAGGCCGATGTCGTAGAAACCCATGCCGGGAACGAAGGTATATTTGACAAAGTTCGTGCGAGCTTCGGGGAGCTCACTGCCTGGCTCACCGGTCGGCTCATCGTAGTTGCGGACTATTGAGAGGATTTCCCGCGACGACTTGTCGATCGTCACCCGATACGGGATTTCGAGGCCCGTCTCCTTGCCTTTGAACTTGTGCTCGAAGCCGGGGATGTTGAGCTCGCAATAGCACTCGTAAACCTCGCGGTCCCGATCGTCCATGTTGCGCGGATCGATGTCAACGCCCTGGATGTCGGCCTTCTCGCGCTTTGATGCATCGGCTTCCTGATACATCGGCGTCGTCAGGTCGATGTCCTTGTAGACGCCGAGGATCTGCAGACGGCGAACCGTCGACTCCCGCATGTAGACGCGATGCGTCACCCGCTTGGCGTCGGACAGCGTCGTGGCGTTGTTGTTGACGATCAGGTCGTCGGCGTCGACCGTCTCGCTTACCGGGCGACCGCGGAGCGGGCAGAAGTAGACCTTCTTGAAGGCGGTTCCGCCGAAGCCGAGCATGAACAGCATGCGGTCGGTGTCGGGGTAGTATTCCTTAGCCGTCGCGGTCAGGTAATGGTTCAGGTCGTTCTCAAGGGCGTCGGCAAGCTGCTGCTGCTCGAAGCTTTCCTTGTCGGAATCGTCGCGGACCTTCACCGGTCCGTCGGTCGGAAGCATCTCGGATCGGGCATTGGCCTGGAAACGAAGGACGGCTTCGAGAAGGAGCGGGTGGCGCACCCGGCTCATGCCCTCGACCGGAGCGCCATCGGCTGCGCCTTGCAGGCCGGGGATCTCGACCTTCAGGCCGAGCAGCTTTAGGCCCTGCGCCCTATCCTCAATCCACTCTTGCCGGCTTTCCAGATCGTCGGCGATGCCGCGGAGAAGATCTTCCGAGATCGCGGACAGTTCAGACTGATCAATGTCGTCGACCAGGTTCGAGAACCAATCCTGAGCCTTCTCCGCGTCGGAGGCGCCTTCGACCGGACGTCCGTCGAGGGAGATCGAAATGGATCCATCGTCATGCTCAATGCGGATGATGTTCCCGCGGTCGTCCGTCTCCGGCTTGTCGTGGCCATCCTCGACCTCGACCATAACGTCCTCATCCGGCGAGGCGCCTTCCGGCTGCGGCTGGTCGAGGCGAAGGGCGGAGCTAAGACCGGGGAGCATAGCCATAATCAATCTTCCTTGTTTTCAATCATCTTGCCGATCTCTTCGACGAACTTATCAAGCCCCTCGCGTGCGGCCTTATTATCATCTTTCGCGGCGATTTCGTAGACCCGCACGTAATCGTGGGGCGCCTTGCCCCAGACCTCGACCCGGAAACGTCCCATGCCTCTGCCATGCGGCGGCGGCTCCTGAATAGGGTCGACGATGGCGTTGGCGAGGATCATTCCACTTTCCCTTTGGTAATTCACTTTATTCATCTGGCGAAAAGCTTTCGCTTCCGCAAAGGATATTACGTTTGAGGCGTCGCTTCTTCCATGCTTCTTTGAGCTTCGCCTTACGCTCATCAGAGTGCTTCCGTCCTGTTAAAGTATTCTTTATTTTTTCCTTAACCTCATCTTTTCTCTTTATTCCAATTCTTGACCGTCTTATTTTCTCTTTCGTTTCTTCTGAAATTTTTGAACCCTTATTATGAGCTGGCTTTCCCTTGTTTGCTACACTTAATTTTTCAATGGTTTCGGGCAAATGCTTGTAACCAGAAGAGCCGCCACCACCATCTGCCATATTTGATAAGTCTACATTTAATGAGCGCCAAAATGCAATTCTCTTTTTTTCAAGATCAAAAGCCTGCTCCTCTGTTAACCCAGAAATAACAATTTTAACTTCAACAGCATACCCCTCTTTATAAACCTTTTTTTGAATTGCAGTATGATGAAAATTGCGCCTTTTCATATTATAGGCTCGGCGCCCCTTGCCTTTACCAACATAAAAGCATTCATCCCGATCAGTTCGCCAATGTTCGTAGACATAAAACTGCATGTATTATACCGGATATAGGGGATCTTCTGGGGCGCCCGTATGCATTCTACTACGGTCGAGGTCTGCGGTCCATTCTGAGTTCCGCACGATGACGCCCGTGTCGCGCAGATGGCGCAACGCCATGCTAAGCGTATCGACAAGATCGTCATGCCTGGCCTTTGGGAAGTTGGCCGTCTGCGTGATCACCATATCTGCCCAGGATCTATCCGGCGCATAGATCAGCCCTTCCGCGAACAGATGTTGGATACTATACAATCTCGCTAGTTTGTCCAAAGTCTTGGGGTCCATGAGCTGGACGGCGAAGTCTTCGTGCCCATACAGGCGCCGGATCTCCTGCGCCACGCTATGGCCGGCGGCCTTGTTTTCGATGAGCAGCTTGTCGACGCCGTATCGCTCCATCGTGTCTCGGACCTTCTCGACGAGGTCGTGAAGTTCGAGACGCTCTTGCCACGCATACATCAACATGACGCGAGGGTGTTCCTGCGTATAGGTGCGCTCCAGAGCCGCGGACATCTCGCCTTCGCGGGTGATCTGTCGCGTGACCTGCGCGGTTTGATCGCCGCCTGTCCAGACGCCCCAGACTGTCATGGCTGATGGATCGTTTTCCTGCTTGGTCGTGTAGGCGGTGTCGAGGGCTGCGACGATATAATCGAAAGGCGGGTAGCTTTCGCGCTCCCAGAGGTGCCACCACTCGGCTTTGACGACGCCTCCGCCGCGGGGGATGGGCTCTTGCTGGAACTGGCCGGCAGCAGCATATTTGCCCATGACGCGCTCGTCGCGATCAACCACCTCTTCAGGGAATCGCGCGGGGAATAGAAGTTCTCCCTCCTCGCCGCGGGGGTCTTCGAGACCCAGCATCGTCGGCATGGCGCGGGACGGGTCGAAGCGCATTGGAAGCATGATATGGTCATAGCCGAGGCCCTTATCGATGATGACGCCGGAGACGTCTTCTTCATGCAGCCTTTGCATGATGACGACGATCGCGCTCTTTATTGGATTGTTGAGGCGCGTTGGCACGGCTTCAAGAAACCATTCAATAGTGGAGGCGCGCATCGCGTCGGAGGCGGCCCCCTCAACTGAATGAGGATCGTCGATAATAACGACGTCGCCACGAGAACCCGTAATAGATCCGGCAGCCACGGCTTCGCGGAATCCTGTCGCCGTGTTCTCGAACTTACTTTTTGCATTTTGATCGCCGGTTAGCGTGACGTGATCGCCCCACCTTTTCTGATACCAGTCAGACTGAACGAGGCGACGCATCTTGGTGCTGTCGCGGATGGCGAGGGACTGCGAGTGCGAAGCGCAGAGGAAGCGCTTGTGCGGCTCCTTGCGCGGCCCCCACCACCACGCCGGCCAGAAGACGCCCGTGAGCAGCGACTTCATCGCGCCGGGCGGGACGTTGATCAGGAGGCGGTTATAATACTCGCCCTCCTCGATCTCGACGCCGTCAGTGATCGCTTCGAGGTGGCTGCATATGAAGTCGATATGCCAGCCATGCACATATTCGGCGCCCGGCTCGACGATATGCCACGCCAGCTTGACGAACTCAACGAGGCTTAGGGATAGTTTGCGATCTATCTCGATTAGTTGCATATCGAGATCGACGCCCTTGAGGGCGTTGGCAAAAACTAATGTTTGGTCTTTTGATTCCAATTTACATTGCCATTGGCTTCGTTTGTTTCGATCGTGTTAACGACACAAGCGGCCGCCATCTTCAGTGATTCCATCGCTTCCCTATGCGACGGCGCATGCTCTGATATAATGAAAGACAAAACCGCCGACAACGACATCATGGCTTCAAGAGGCGTCGAAGCTACTGAGTCAATGATATCAAGCATACCCTCCGCCATCTCTTCAACGCGACGCTGCTGCTCTGCATCGTAGTCGTCTGAATCGCTGACGGCTTCAAATTTCATTTATCGCCTTTGACTTTTGTTATGATGTTGCGGAAAGCAAGCAAGTCTTCCGACGATAGATTGGTGATGTCGATCGTCTGAGCCTCGACCTTCACCGGGCCGCCATTGGCGCCGGTGACTTCCGTTATTTGCTTATCACCATAGCGCCTGGGGGCCAGCCTCGCTGCATGCCACTGCCAAGCCGCCAGCTTTACCCGGTCTGCATTTGCAGTGTCGTTCGTTGACTTGTCCGCCATCTCCAAAATCTTGGAGGCCATAAAATCCGCCAACCCCTCGCGCGCGCGCGCGATCCTCGTCCCAAATTCAGGGAAGTCGTCCATCCACCGGTAAACAGTCGACCTTCCAGGCATATCCTCATCTTTACATATTTTTACGATATGTTCGCCATTTATCATCCGCTCACAAATTGTGTCGGCTAATTCCTGCGTATATTTTTTAGGCCGGCCAACCGGCCTTTTTTCTTGGCCGCTCATGCTAATATCCTGAATTTCTTGGGCTTTCTTTCAATAAATTCAGCATATATACATTCATCAAAATACTCAACAGCCTCACTCTCCATAGACTCCAGTATTTCGGCCCTTATTTTTTTTATTGCATCTTTTATTATGGCCCATTCTTTTTTGGCTTCTTCTGAAACAATGGGTAAATTAGATAGTTTTTGAATAACAGCCATATATTTTTTTGAAGCGTTCTTATTCGCATGATTACAAACCCTTACAACACCTCCTTCGTCAATATTCAAGAGGCAGCCAGTGCTATTGCGATAGAAAGCAATCCACTTTTTTTCGCAATTTTCCCAATCATCTGTTTCTTCAATTATTTCCATAATCGGCTTTTTATTCAATCTTTTCAAAGATCTAACCCACCTTACGGATGGCAGATTTATATTTATCGGAGCGGATAAATGAGCAGACATACGTTTTTTAGGATTGTTGGTTTTTCCAACATATCGAACCACCCCATCATCAGGATCTTTCAAAACGTATATAAACACATCAAACCTCATATATTTAACCGGGACGTTCCACCTTATATAGCACGCCCCGGTCAAGTTTACCATTGATCAGAAATCATCAACTGATTCGACCGCAGGAGCCCCAGCCGCCTTCATCGC